CCGCATAATGCGGCACTTATCGTGGGCTATGTCAGCTCACTACTCCCCTTTTCAGGTGGAGCACTATCACGATAGCGGAGTCAAACTACATGGACGCAAAGATACTTATCGCCACTGTGTTGATCGAACTAGTGTTATTGACCACACGCTTTATTGCGTGTTGGATTAAGCTACACGATCGATACGGTGGTGACGAAGAAGCTCTGCGCATCTGTGCTAAATGGGAGATTGTCCCATTTCAGTTTGAAATCGACTATTTTTCGGACATCAAGAAAGGGGCTTTAAAACCTCCTAAGATTACGAATACCCAATCGGGTGCGAAATGACATCAGGAATGATATTTCATTCCCCAGTCAACCCCTACGACGAGCTTTTCTTGAAGTCGTGGTCTGGGTCGGATGGGAAATATCAGGCGGGTCCTAGTAAGATTAAGTGGAATCCTTATTCCATGCATCTTGTACAAGAGTCTTTCCAGTATGGTCAGACTACTATACCCACTAGTACAATCAGTGGACCGGGTCTTATGTCTTGGGACGCTGCGGACGAATTTCGTCTTCAGTCCAAGATTGTTGAAGCCATCAAGGGACACAAGTTTAATCTTGCTGTCAACATTGCACAAGCTCATCAGCTTGTCAATATGGTGGAGTCAACGCTCCTGCACTTCGGCCGTTCCCTCCGCTACTTGAAGAGAGGTGATTTTACCTCTGCTGCGAGAGAGTTGGGAGTCGGCGGCAAGGTACACCAAACTCGGCTTAATAGCCGGGATGTATCAGGTCGCTGGTTAGAGTTACAGTACGGGTGGTTACCTTCTTTGTCTGATGCTTTTGAGGCTGCTAAAGCCTACGAGGCTATAAGTCAAGGGAGATCTGCTCGGATTGTTGCAGTCGTTGGGAAAGGCGCTAAGATTGATCGAAGCGCTTCTCCTGGCGGTTATTCTTCGGAAGGATATCATATTCTTACGAAGAAATGCATTATCGAGCTCGAGGAGGACATTTCCGTCTCGAGATCCCTCGGTTTGCTAGATCCATTATCAGTGCTGTGGGAGATTACTCCTTACAGTTTTGTAGCTGATTGGTTTTTGCCAATCGGATCGTACCTTGAGAATCTCTCGGTTATTCCGAGTCTTAAAGGGCGTTTCTTAACTACGCTTTATAGTCGATGGGACACGAGATTCACTCGTGCTATTGACCCTGCGTATTCCGGAACTCGACGATATGGACATGGTAGGGATGTAACGAGGCAAGTTCTCATGAATCTTACGACTCAGAGACCGACCTTCGTAGACCCCATCACTGCGCTGACACGGAGGAGGATTGCCTCCGCTGTGTCATTATTCCATCAGGCCGTCACGTAGCTTTGCTACATCCTTCTGTTTTCTTATTTATTCCAAAAGGAGCCTAATATGGGCACAATGACGAACATTCTCGTCAAAGATGACGCGACCACTCCCAAAGAGTGGACTCTTACTCCGGTCACGGATACTCCTGTACCCTACTGGCGCGCGAATGACGCAGGTATACCCCTCATGGGGCAACCTCGTCTAACCGAGTCGGCAGAGCAGTTGAAGTCCGGTGACTGGAAGATTACCGCGAAGTTGGAAGTCCCCGTGATGGAGACTCTCGGAGCTTCTGGTACGTCGGCAGGATACGTTGCGCCTCCAGCGGTTGCCTATACGGACACGGCCATCTTTACGATGTTCGCTTCTCCGCGTAGCACTACCGCCGATCGGGCTAACGTCCTGAAGATGATGGTCGGTCTCCTCCAAGGTGCCTCTAGCACAACCGGTACTGGCACTCTTGCCAATACGGCTGCTGGTGATGCGTGGAAGAATTCCACGGCTCAAGCACCTTCGTTGTTCACCGCCCTCGTGGTACCTAACTAGTACCCAACCACCAAGGTAGGGGATCTCTCCCCCGCCATTACTGACATAAGGAGTCAGCATGTCTTGGATAAAGCTCAAGCCGATTGAACAACACGTGTTGTTTATGAGGCAAATGTCTCAGGTCTTAGCAGCTAGCGGTGGTCCGTTGTGTAAGGAGCTTGATGCCCTTATGCAATTAGGACGTTTCCGCGATGTAGTCGAGTTTACCCTCGATTATGAGAGAGGTTATGACTACTCTGATTATTGTTATGCCCGCCAGATTATGGCCCTTGTTGAAAAACAGGGGTTTCTTGATCTTGGGTATGATAAGAAAGGGGCGGCCGTAAAGGCCTTTATTGCTGCAGAGGAGAAATGCCGAGCCACGAACGATCGCCTTAGCTTCCCTTGTCCTGAAAAGGACGTGAGCGCAGTATTACACTACGCTACGCGAAAAATCAGTGAGGTTTTAGGTGATTGTCCAAAGTTCGGTGAATTGGATTTCTTCTTCGGACCCGGAGCGACAACTAACGTCAAAGGTCGGTGGGCTAACGCTAGGCGTAAGCTTTCGACCAGAATGGCGTGTAGCGAAGAGCTCTTACCGTTTGTGAGTGAGCTTCTAGAAGAGCTTCCTCTGTGGACGAATGCTGTAGGGAAACCTCTCCCAGATGGGAGTGGGGTAACCGTTCCAGTTGACGTCTCTTATGGTAAACTTCACTTCGTGCCGAAAAACTCCAAAACGTTTCGCCCTATCTGTATAGAACCAGTCCTGAATTCCCTTCTTCAGAAGGGATACGGGTCGGTTATTAAGAGAAGGCTTCGAAAGTTCGGGGTTGATCTATTTGACCAATCAAGGAACCAGGATCTGGCTCAGATTGGAAGTAGTAAGGGAAACCTTGCTACGATCGATCTTAAATCGGCTAGTGATACGGTGAGTCTTGGCCTCGTGTACTATCTTCTGCCCTTTGGATGGGCCACCCTTCTTGCGAATTGTCGCACGGGTGTGGTAGAATGCGAGGGCGTACTTCTCGATCTCGAGAAGTTTTCCTCTATGGGAAACGGCTACACTTTTGAGTTAGAGAGTTTAATATTCTTTGGCTTAATGAGTGGGGTTATATCCTATATGAGACAAGTAGGCGAATTAGGCTCTGGATTTGACGCTCCTTTGGGCGTCTACGGGGATGACCTTGTTATCCCAGTAAACTGCTATGATTTAGCAGTAAAGGTCCTCGCTTATTGTGGGTTTGATGTAAACCTACAAAAGTCATACTGCGCGGGTCCCTTTCGGGAGTCGTGTGGAGCAGACTTTTTCGTCGGTCATGATCTTCGGCCGTTCTATCTCCGAAAGGAGTTGAGCGATCAGGTACTCTATTCCTTCCACAACTGGGCCGTTCGAAGATGCGAGTGGGCTGTTGCTCACTTGTGTCTTCAATGGACGACCCGGAAGTCACGTTTGTGGGGGCCTGACGGGTTTGGCGATGGCCATTTAGTTGGCAGCTGGACTTTGTCTATTCCTCGCGATAAAAGACGTCGTGGATGGGAGTTTGGGTACTTTCGTACTTATGCACTGCTTCCGAAAAGGGATTTACGACCCCTTGACGGAGACATCCTAATACCGGCATATTCCACGTATAGTGGTATGTCAGTAGATGGACCATGTGATCCCTCTGTAATTAGAGGGTCTAGTGGCGTTACGAGAAGAAAGGTGTACACGAACGCTTCCTGGGTTTTAGCCAGGCGCGTATAATGTAGGGCCTAACCAGCCCGAACGAGAGAAGGTAGGCCTGAAATGGCCACCGTCGGGAATAGCTG